CCAGCTCGTTGGCCATACGCTCCGCGGCTGCTTCGGCGAGCTCAAGCTCTACTTGCAGCTCCTTGGCAGACTTTGTAAGGCTCTCGATCTGCGAAGCGTTCTCGTTATAGTCTTCGACCGCATCAAGCCAGGAATCGTTGAGTGAGTTGAGCGTCGCCATTTGCTCGTCTGTCGCGCCGTAGTACCCGCGTGCGGCCATTTCGTACAGGTCGTTGATATCAGCATTGCCGGACTGAATAAAGGCGAGTATATCTTCAGCGCTGGACAAATTACCAAATTTGTCCGTGTATAGTTGCCGCTCATAATCAGCCTCGCCCTTATACGCCTCACGGTTGGCGAGATATATCTCAGCCATTCTCCGAGTAGCTTCCTCCTGCTGGTATCTGGCGATGTCCATGTTGATCTGCGCTTTGCCAAGGGAAACCTGGGATTCCTCGTACTGTTCACGGATGTCCGCCACATAAGCGTTTTTTGCGTCAGCAATCGCCTTCTGGCGGTGCTTTTCGATATACTCGCTCATGCTCTGGGTGGTGGTGACCAGCTCTTCACCCTCTGTCTTGATGTCCTCCGTGATGCCGGGGATCAGCCTTTCCAGCCGTTCCATGGAGGTGGCCCATTCGGCGGACTCGGTAGCGGCCTGACCGTACTTATCGACAAGGGTCTGCATATATCTGACGATGCCCTGTGCTTCTGAGGCAGTGGAGTTGGCATCCGCGATCAGGTCGTTCTGTTCGTCCTCCGCCTGTCTCAGGAAGCTGTATACAGTCCCTTCACCGGTTCCGAACAAACCCTCGAACAGGCCCTGGACCAAGCCGCCAGCAAGATTCAGACCAGCCTGGAACAAGCCGCCGATCAGCTCCGGCGCGGACTCAATCAGCTTGGCAACCAGATGGCCCACGAAGTCACCCAGGGCGCGGCCAAAGTCGTTGGCTCCCTCTACCGTGATATCCGGGTTGCTCAGCACGGTGGTCATGCCGTCGATCACCCAGTCCACCAGATTAGTAAACATACCGGCAAGGCCGCCCTCGTTGAACGCATCGGCCAAAGTGCCGATCTCCTCGGTCAGGAACTGGACGAAATCCCGGATATAACCCTTGTATTCATCGGAGATCAGGATTTTCAGACCGTCCATGGCGGAGTTAAGCAACGTCAGATCGCCCTTGAGGTTGTCCAGCATTTGCTCGGCCATCCTCTTGGATGTTCCGTCTGCGTTTTCTACGGCGCTGCTCAGCTTTTCCCAGTCCTCATCGGTTGTCTTCATGATGGCCATGATGGCCGTCAGACCACGCACACCGGCAATGTCGGAGATATCAGTAAGAAATTCCTGGTTGGTATATCCAACTTCCTCCAACATTTTGGCGTGTGCCGCCGCGTATTCTTCCTCTGTGATCTTACCGGCATCCAGCTGGTCGGTAAGCTCCTGGCTTTTCTTCAACAGTTTATCGACATCAGCTGCTGCAGGATCAAAGCCGGAATTGATAAAGGCGGTCCGCATGTCACCCAAGACATCCTTGAGAGACCTGACAGACCCGTCCGCGTTATACAGGGACAAGCCCATGCGGTCCAATGCAGCCCGTGCATCGTCCGTAGGGTCCATCATCCGATTAAGAATATTCCGGAGAGATGTACCAGCCTGAGATGCCTTGATGCCGTTGTTTGCCAACAGACCAAGGGCAATGGACACATCTTCAGCCGAATATTTAAGCAAACCGGCAACAGGGGCAACGTACTTGAACGCTTCGCCCATCATACTGACGGTGGTGTTTGAGTTGCTGGAGGCGGCCGCCAAAACGTCTACGAAATGGCCTGTGTCTTCCGCCTGATACTGCATGGCTGTCAGAGCATCCGTCACGATGTCGGAGGTGGTTGCCAAGTCCTCATTGGACGCAGCCGCAAGGTTCAGCACACCGTCAATGCCCTGCAGCATATCCTCCGTTTTCCATCCGGCGATGGCCATGTAGTACATTGCTTCGCCGACCTGCTCGGATGTAAACTTGGTGCTCTTGCCAAGCTCAATAGCCTTGGCACGGGCAGCTTCAAACTGTTCGTCCGTCATGTTGCCAACAGCCTTGACCTGGCTCATCATGGCGTCAAAATCCATGCCGGTGGTGATGATGCTTTCGGCGAACTTGACCCCGGAGCGGAAGATCTTCAGGAACGCCTGGGATGCCAGACGGCCCATCGTAGCGCCCCAGTTGCTGAACGGCTTCTGCTTTTCGGCGCTGCCCATGTCGCCCTCTATGTTTTTGTAGCTCGCGTCAAATTCAGACTTGTTCAGTATCAGCCTTGCTGTAAGGGTAAATGCGTCCATTTGTCCCCTCCTTTCCGCCTTATTCGCTCAGGCGCTTCAGGATATGCGCCTTGATGTCCTCGTAGGTATCCGGCTCCTTGGATTTTCTGCCCGGATACATGTATTCCGCGTAATCCGGCATCGGCCATTCACCGCCCATAAAGCCGCACAAAAGCCGCCCGGTATTGATCTGCACATACATGAGGTAATCCCTGTACCGCTCCTGCCTCAGCTCATCCTCCAGCATACAGCGCAGGGCATGGAAGCCGTGGAAGCCGTACCGGATCAACAGACAGGTTATTTTGTCCCTCCGCTCCCGATCGCACTGGCGGAGGATTTCATAAAAACCGCAAGCGTCTCATCATAGCTGTCCCGGAGAGCCTGAATGGTCTGGGCAAAATTCATCTGTCCGACCTCGTCCGGCTTCCTTTCGGTCAGGATGGAGATGATCTCATACAGGTCGCTCTTGTGCTTTTTCATCAGGTGCCCGACCAGCTGCGGGATCAGTTTGCCCACAGCGTAAAACATGGGCATACGGAAGCGCTTTTTGTATTCGTCCACCATCTTGACGGCGTCCTCGTCATCACAGATGGCTCCCAAGGGGCCGGAGAGCCGGATCATGATCTCAGCGGCCTGGTCGTTGCTTAATTCAGAAAGCTTCATTTGTCCTCCATTCTATGAAAAAAGGGGCAGGGGAGTCCCTGCCCCAAATGGGTCATCAAGTGGCCTTATCGAAATACACGATTTCAAAAGGCGCGGTGTCATAATCGTTCACGTCTTCCTGATGGGCGTGGAACTCCACGTTATACGTGCCCTCGCCCTTATCGGTGAAGGTAAAGGCAAAGTCGGCGGTGTTCAGCGCGTTCTTCAGGCAGATCAGCACCAGCCTGCCGTCGGAGATATCGCCAATCCAGCACAGGTTGGTGAGGTAATCTTCGTCCGTCAGCGCCGTGTGCATGGTCACGGTGGTCTTCTTGCCGGAGACTGTCTTCGTGGCACTGCCAAGCGCCAGCACGAAGTTATCGGGGGAAGACTCGATCAGCGTGGTGGTCAGGTTGGCGTCCGTGGAATCCACGAAGCGCCCGCCCTTAAAGGAATAGCGCTTGCCGTCCACATCGGGCTCCCGCATCTCGCGGGTCACGTTGAACGTGCCGCCGCCCCTGGTCGCGCCGAGAATATCTTCATCCGCAGAAATTTTGGCGGCCAAAGCGGTCTTCAGCGCATCGGCGTCCGCGATGGCGGAATACTCAAAGTTTTTGATGAACATACCAGCGTTCAGCTGGAGCTTTTCGTAAGTCTCCCGCCGGATCGGGCTGGTCAGTCCGGGTGCACCCATAGGTTGCTCCTTTCTCCGGGTCAGACACCCGGAAGGTGGTAGGCGTTGAGGATCAGCGGCACGATCGCGCACCGGTAATCATCCTCAACCATGATCTGTGTGGGGGTATCGTCATCTGCGTACAGCACGAGCGCCCCTCCGTCCAGCGGAATACGGATGCCGTCATATACTGCCGCCCGTATTTCGTCTGATTTCTGTATCGCTGGAATATTCGTTGTGGTTCTGTACCAGATTTTTACCTGAAAAGAAGCGGCTCTCCGCCAATCCGGGTCTTTTAACGGTATCGTGATATACGGATATTCAGCATCGTCCGGGACATCGCTGTCCAGATATACAGGCAGGCCGAACTGCTCAAACCAACCGGACAAAGCAACGGCTGTTTTCATCATGCGGGAAGCTCCCACCTTTCAGCGGTGACCTTGCCGATTTTCACCGTGCTGGCTTCCGGGGCCTCGCTGTCCTTCTGGTTGCTCGTCACGCGGAAAATCTGTCCGTCTGACTCGCGGCGGAATACATCGTGATACGACAGGCCGAAGCCCTTTTCAGTGACGACCGTATATACCTCGGTCACGCCCTGCTTTTCAGCAAGGCGTGCTTCCATCGAACTGTCTTTGATGATCGTGGCGTTAAACGACGCACCAGGCACATAGACTTCCACGCGCCCGAATACCCCGTCGTTGCGCGTCGTTTTATCCAGGATGACACAGGCGTCCATCATGCTTTCCAAAAGATTCATAGGCAAAGCTTCCTCCATCTTTTCAGTCTGGACGAAAACTTGGACTGCCAGGTCACATCTCCGGCATCATCCGAGCCGCTGCTGTTTGATTTCGATTTCTGGTAGCTGTATACGCCGATGACGTTTTCGGAATAATATGGGCTGTTGATCGCATCCGCATACTTTTCCACCCAATCGGCGATTTCTTCCGTGATGGAAATGACAGAAGGAGGAACGCCCATGCCGCATACGGTTCCATGGAAGGATTCATCGGCGAGGTTCGCGCCCTGTGTAGAATCATCGTTGGTGATGCCGGCGGCGTGATATGTGTACACACCGTCATTCAGCGCGGAACCCTTGATCAGGAACCGCTGGCCATCTTTCAGCGGAAGAGCGGGGGAGATCACGCCGCCGGAGATGCTGTATTCGCCTGGGTATTCGTCTAAAACGAAATAGTTGTTCAGATATTCACAA